GCAAACAGTTAATTGGCAAGCCCTAACTGCCGGAAATAACATTATAAGCGAGCTACGGAAATTCTCGTTCTATCAGAATGTGGAGTAAACATGTTTACACCGTATTTAAGGTACTCACAAACTAAAACGCCAGATACTGCTGGAACCGGGTCAACCGTAGTTCTTGGTGATGTAACGACGATCATGGGTGCGGTTAAATATGACGAAGCAAATACAATCATGATCGCTAGCGTTTACTGTGCGGTTAGCGTTACGGATGTTATTACTATTGATGGCGAAAATTACAAAGTTAAACACATCAAAAAGCAGGATGGTGGTTCATTCAATAAAGAGTTAATTCTTGAAAAGGTAAATTTACCTGTTTAGAAAAATGAGAAACGATGGAATTTAATAAACTGAATCTTGGATGCAGAAATGAAATTTTGGATGGATACGTCAATATTGATGTGCTTGCGGGAAAAGTTTAGAGAAAGGAGAGAATTATGGAACTTATCGAAGGGGTTGTTGGGACAACAGTTGAAGCCGCGGGATCGGTTGCTTCCGATATTATTGTAAAGGTTACAGAACCGGACACAGGCACTTTCGCTCTTGTTGGTTTATTCTTAGTATGGCTGTGGCGGTTCTTTAAGAAATGGTCAGAGGCGAATGGAAAACTTTCAGCAGAACGGGAGAAGATTGAAGCTTACCGCCCATACGCACTCATGGCTGTGAATGCTATTGAAAAGATTGAGGTCCCCGGGGAGGTAGGAACAGGGGTTAAAAAATCTTTGTATAAATCGGTGGAGTACGCGAAGCAATTTACTGCAATTATCAGACAGGTTGAAGGAAAAGATCCATCCAAAGAATTGCTGGATGCTGCAATGAAATGGTCTGCTGAGTACGTAAGTAAATTGTCCGAGAAAAAGGAATCAAAATAATGTGGTTTACGGCTGTCCTGAACTTCATGAGTTCAATAATTACTGGTATCTTCTGGAAAGCTCAGGGCAGCCCAGCTATTAAGGAGGTAGTTGATGCTGAAGAGGGCAATCTTGCGCCTGTGCGTCCTAATGATTTTGATGGGTTGTACGGGGTGCGTAATCGGGATCAAAGAAACAAGGACGATTGTGTTTGTGAGTCCAAGGCCAATTCCAGAAACAGCGAGGGGAACCCCGATGGTGGCAACGAATAAAAAAATTCCGCTTGTGTTCTTGAATCGAAAAGATGAACACTTCACTCAAAACGTTGCTGGTTATGTTTTGGTTGATCCATGGTTCTATGATCTACTAATAGTGACGTATAATAAATCACGAAACGAAAGGAAGTAGAATGGGTCCAGAAATGATAGCAACAGTGCTGCAAAAGTTTGGGATTATCGCGCTCGTTATTGTATTTTTTATATATCGGGATTGGCAGCGAAGTAAAACCGATGTCAAAGATAAAGATGCCATGACACTGCGATTATGCAGCGTGGAAGACTACCAGCGTGATAAACTTGAAGGGTTGGTCGTTGATAATACCGCAGCACTAGCTGATCATTCCGCAGCAGTACGGGAAATGTCGGATTCTTCAAAGATATTAACGCAAACAATTCGTGATCGACCGTGCCAGAGGAATGCAGGTTAATACTTGGAGTGAACTATGATTTCATTTTCTGTAAAATCTGTAATTTTTACCGATAAGATCATTAAAAAGGTAGAAAAAACTGGGGGTCAAAGGTTGCTGCTAGTAGGAAATGCAGTTAAGCGTGTTGCTCAACAAGAACTTAGCATTGGTGGCGGGGCTTTTCATGTCCCCAGTAATGCTCCAGAGCCACCACATCTTCAAAGTGGCGACTTGCGTAATAGTATTAACGTCGAACAAATTGGAGTTCTAACCGTGATTATTGGGCCATCAGTTTTCTACGGAAAGTACCATGAGTTCGGTTCAACCCGTACGCCAGAAAGACCGTTCATGGTTCCAGCACTAGAGCAAGTTGAAAAGGTAATGCCTCAATTCTTCCGTAAGTTATGGTAGGGGATGAAAATGATTACTTATGACATTCAGTATTATAATGGTAATTTTTGTCAGTCGAGGCTATCCGGGTATCAGTGGACAGCCGCCAATGTTGGGTGGTTGATTCGTATGCAACATCTCGATAGTCAACCACTAGAAGATGTGATTGAAGAATCAATCCAGCAGACGTTACCTGTGGAGGACGAACCATGGAATCAATAACGTATGATATTCAATTCTTAAATGGCGCGTACTGCGGGTCTCAGGAGAGTGCTTCAGCACGGTGGGGTTTGACTGACGTAGATGGTTGTCACGATGGAATAAACACGTTTCATATTGAATATGGCGTTGAAGTGCAGCCGTCAACCAATCCAGATTCGACCATTACTATCTATGGTATTGAGATTCGGTTAGAAAGAATTTCACATAGCTTAATTGTGGAGGAATCCAATGTCAGTAACTAGGATAGTCGGCACGCCATATGGAGCAACTGTTGCTGGTGAATTGGTGACAATCGCTGCACGTCAATACAATCCAGTTACATACGCTGACTTCACAGACGCTAGTTTTTTGTGGAACATAACGCAAAACGAAGTATCCGCAATCGACACAGGCGGCGTTACAGGGGTGTATGGAGTTCAATCTGACGGTACTTTTGATATTCTTGGTGTTAGTGTTTCGAGTCAGGGATGGACAACTGGTGACTATATTTGTTTAGCAATTAATAACACAATCGATCAGCATGCAACATTTATTGCAGCAGAGGCGGCGGGTGATGCTTCGAATTCTGGCGATCTAATTGACGTGTACTACAATTTCCCAACAACGGGCAATAGCAGATATAACGTAGAGATATATACGCCAGCGCACGGAAACATTTCAGTCCGTTCCGGGTTGCCTAATAGCAAGGTTGAGATTATGTTTTGTAACCGTAGGCTATTCTACGGAACGCAAACTTCCGCAATGACATCGGTTGATTATTCGGATTTAACTTTTGTTGTCGGGCAACACGAGATTGTGTATTCCGCTAGTGCTTACGCAAAGGCTACATTTAGTCGATGCACTTTTTATAATAGCGGAAATCAAGGTTCTTTGAATCTAGCTGCAAGTCATACCATACAGTTTAATTTCTGCGCATTTTTAACAACGTTTGATGGTATAAATATTACAGGAGCATCGATTACTCCGTATGAGTTTAATAACTGCATATTTACAGAGCCTAATAGTATTGTCCTTATGGACTTCAATTCATATCCGGGAGTCTTAAATAATTGTGTTTTGATATATTCACCGACAGCAGAGCTTCGGGATATGACAAACGTGGTTGCTACTAATTGTATATTTAGTGGCAATCCATCGCTACATGCGTCAAGCAGCGGGAACATTATAAACGCTGATGAACAGACGTTAGGCTTCTTGGCAGGCATCGCGGGGATGCAGATGAATTATAGAACTGCACCTGATAGTTCTTTACTTGCGGCGGGAGTGGATGTAGCAGGACAAGAGTTTGATATTGACGGCAATGCTTTGGTGTCTGGTTCTGTCCCAATTGGTATTAGCGCAAACAGTACGCTCACATATGGAGTTGGTGTTGATTACATACTTGATTCTATCTCAGGCGGGAACTACACAGGAGCGACCGTAGACAAGGTATTGCTTAATTGGCAGTATGGCGTTAGCGGTACCAGCCTTACAGGTACGCTTGATCCCGGCTCCGATCCTACCGCGCCGACGCTATCGATAGTTGATAACGGAGATGGAACTGTGACGGCTACCGTTGCTGGATCTGATACAGGTAGCACTAATACTCTCTACTATGCAGAGTTGACACCGAACGGAACTATAGGCAGCACGGTAACAGGTGACGACAGAAGCGAAGACGGCACGATAGCGCAAACGGTTACAGGCGCGCCTGGTTATTTTCTATTCTGGATATGCTCGGACGTATCAACCTTGATGACAGAGAGTAATCACGTTGTGAGTTCCGCGACTACTTCCGGGACGATCATGGAGATTGAGGAAGCGGTATACAAGATGCTTTCTGATAGCGCGACAGTAACGGCAATAACTACGCGCATTCAATCGGGATCTGCGAGACAAAAAGCCAAGATGCCTTACATAGTATATACGCGCATTACAGGGACGCACTCGCACGAAATGCAAGCAGCGGCGGGCTTTGTCCGAGTGACGATACAGATTGATTCGTTCGCAAAGACATACGCGGCGGTCAAGGAATTAGCGGAAGCGGTGCGGACTACGCTTGACGGGTTTAGGGGTAATGTTGTCGGATCACAAGGGACGATTGACATTGAGGGGATGAGTTTGAAGGGGCACAACGACTCAGAAAATGAACCGGGGGCGCAAGGATTCAACCGGGTAAGTATGGATTTCGATATATGGGCAAGAGAGACGATACCAACTTTTTAAGAAAGGGTATGATATGAGTACAGGATTAGGAAACGGAACAACCGTTACGTTTGCAACTTCAGGTCTGAGCGTTACGCTAATGAGTATTTCGCGCTCTGGTCGATCAGTGGAAGATGTAGAGACCTCTAGTATGAGCACAACAGGAACAAAGACGTACATTGCGGCGGCTCTTGAAGAGGGCGGTACGTTACAAATGGAATGCCAGTATGATCCGAATACTGCTGTCACGCTTGGCGGTGATGTTGAGACAATCACTGTTGATTATGCAGGTAGTGGAGACACGGATTCATTTAGTGGGTACGCAAATGCAGAAGATAACGCGGCTGAAATTGACGGCCTGATGACGCAAACTATCACTGTCAAGATTGCAGGCTAACAGGAGGGTATTGAAATGTCATTTACAGGAACGGTATCAAGCACGGTGGTTATCGCCGGGACTTCATTCAACACGAAAATACAACGTACAGCGGACGGTAATATCAACTTACAGCCAACTCTACCCGCCGCAAAAACTGGATCGTTATCAACTCGGACGAGTGACACGGCTGGAGAGATTACCGGGCAAGTTGCGCACGGGATTACTACGGGCGCGACTGTAGATATTTATTGGAGCGGTGGTAGTCGTTACGGTTGTGAAGTTGGTACGGTTTCGACGTTGGCTATCCCGATTACTGCAAGCGGTACGGGTGACGTATTCCCGGATCAAGATACGGACGTAACTATTACAACTCAGACGCAAGTGGATACAGACTTTGACGGCGATAATGTAAAGATGATCGTTGTTAGTAGCGACCAGAAAGGCAGTGTCGATATGGAAGATTCTGCTAGCGCGACAATCAATCGCGTCGAGCTTGCTGGTAGTGATGAACCGTGGTCTTGGTCGTATGATACCGGGGTTACTAATCCAATGACAGGCAATCCGATTGACGATATGTTTTGCAGTAATGGGAGTACAACGGCGAGTACGTTGAAGATCAGTTTGATCTACGATTCTACGCCGTAAAAACTAACTAGGGAGAGAGAAAATGGAGAGCGAAAAAGAAGAACAGAAATGCGTTAGCGTGATGGCTACGAGTTCTAAGCCGATTGATGAAGAGCCGGTAGTCGTTAACGATACAGAGATAGAAGGTATGAGGTATCCAGAGTTTTCAAAAGCTGATATTCTTGGCGTTCAGGATATTACAGTCAAGGCAATTGATGTTCCAGCGTGGAAATGTAGTTTACATATTCGCGTAATGCGCGGGTGGGAACGTGACAAATGGGAGCAAGGAATCACTTCTAATTCTGGTGTAAGTCAATTTAATTTCAGAGCAAAGCTTTGCGCTATGGTTATATGTGACAGCGAAGGCGAGAGGCTTTTCACTGATGCAGAAGTTCAGGCGTTGGGGCTGAAGAGTTCTATCGCTTTGGATACTGTTTTTATGGCAGGTGTAGAGATGAATGCGGTGTCAGAAGAGGATATAGATTTACTTGAAAAAAACTCCTAGAGCATCCTGAACAACTTTTCTGGTTTACCTTAGCCAGTAAATTAGGTATGAGCGTGAAGGGTGCAAAAAACAAGATTGACTCTAGGGAGTTCGCTGGATGGATGGCTTTTGATCGTATCCATCCGATAGGCGATGGACACATAGACAATAGAGAAGCTGTTATAGCTGATGCATTGATACATATACAAGGTGGGAAGACAACGCCAAAGCAAATAATAGAGGCGTTTAAGCCTAGTAAGCCAACGATTCAAACGCAAGCTGAAATGCAAGCGGTTATTCGAGGAGTAATATAGATGGCTATTGCTACACTAGCAGTTGATTTGGTTGCGAATACGTCTAAATTTCGTAGCGGGTTTGCTAAATCATCAAAGCGAATGCGTAAGTTTGCTAAGAACGCAAAACGAACGATGAAAAACGTCGGCGGCGTATTCAAGAAACTTGGCTTTGCTGTTGCTGGTGTTGGTATTGCGTTGGCTGCATTGACTCGCAAGGGTTTACAGCATGGCGATATGCTTGACAAAATGAGCAAAAGAACGGGGCTTTCAGTTAAGTTCTTAGATCAAATGTCTTTCGTTGCGCAACAGTCCGGCACGTCTTTGGAGACTGTAGAAAAAGCAAGTAGAAAACTAGCTCAATCGGCTGTTGATTCGACAGATGGAACGAATATATATACAAAAGCATTCAAAGATTTAGGTGTATCTGTCAAAGATTCAACAGGTGAATTTAAAGGTGCTGAGCAGTTATTTTTAGAATCAACCTCAGCACTGAGTAAGATGAAAGATGTGACTAATAAAACAGCCATTTCTCAAAAACTGTTTGGTCGTTCTGGTACTGCCATGTTACCGATGCTGTCCGATGGAGTAAAAGGTTTCGACGCGCTCCGAAAAGAGAGCGAGAAATGTGGCTTTCAGTGGGACGCTTTGAGCGCGGGGGCAGCGGCTAGAGCAACGGACGCAATAGGAAGAGTGTCAAGATCCTTCTCAAAGGTTAGCGATACGCTTGCGGTAAAACTTGCCCCGTCTATTGAGATAGTATCCAATTTACTTGTCAATGCTTTCGAGAAAGTTGATATAGGTCAAGCGATTCAAGATGGAGTAAACATAGGGATTATGTCTTTAGGTAATTTGTATGATTCGTATCTTACAGTAAAGAAAGTAGCTATTGATGTTGCTGGAGTAATGTATAAAGTATTAGATTTTGTATTTATACAGGGGATTCGTAGATATCAAAAACTAGGAGATATATTAGGGTTAATTGGTCTTGGAATTTCTAAACTTTTTTTGAAAACAAAAAGTACAGTAATGTCAGTGATTGAGTCAATTAGGCTTGCTGCTGCTATGGCGTCAAACGCTACTCCTTTTGGTATGAGTGATTCAGATTTAGCCGATTTCAAAGCTGCTCAAAAAGTGAGGGAAAAGTTAACAGACGAATCAAACAAAAGGCAACTAAAATCTTTTGAAAGGATGTCTAGATCTCTAAAGCAAGCAGGAACTGTAAGAAAAGGCGCAGATAGTCTTATAGCTAAGATGTTCGACACGTCGGGGATTGACACAGAAGCAGGAACAAAACTAGCAAGAAAGATGATGGAAAAAATCGCAGCGGCTAAACAAAAGGCTCTTGTTGCAGCTCAACAGAAAAAGAAAGGGGGAGCAGAAGGGGGAGCAGAAGGGGGAGCAGAAGGAGGATCAGAAGGGGGATCAGAAGGGGGAGCAAAAGGTGGAGCAAAAGGTGGAGCAAAAGGTGGAGCAAAAGAGGGAGCGTTTAGAATTATTGACACGTCGAGAATAAACATTTCGGCACTTGGTGGAAAAAATAGAGCAAAAAAGGGAGCAAAAAAGGGAGCGTTTAGAACTACTGACACGTCGAGAATAAACATTTCGGAACCTGGTGGAGAAGGTGGTACAGTACAAATGAAACAGCTCGCCGCACTCAAAGAGCTTGTATTACTCACGCGCAATTGTAGAGAGATAACCGTACTAAGTTAGGGGGAATATAATGGCGTTAGTCGTCACAACAGATAGAGGAAAAACGTTAGGCGGCGTCGAAGAGTTTGGCGCGTTGACTCAGATGCGGCGTGAATATTTAGTATCCGGCCTAACGTCAACCGATCCAGACGCGATCATGGAAGCCCTTGACGCGGCGGCCGTTCCGGAATGGGGCGACTTTTTTACTGGCAGCACGTCAACCATGTACGATAATATGAGCGTA